CACGAGTTCACAGGGCTCACGACGGGCGCCGAGCGCGCGCGCGGGAGTGCGTTGGGGGGGTCGTCGGCCCCCGGGGCCACGAGGACCCACAGCTGGTCGCGCTTGGTCTGGCGCGCAGCTGCGGGCCCCGAGCCCCAGCGACGGAGAAGCGTCGGTCCGAGCCGGGCGCCGTCGAAGACGCCCGGGGCCTCCGTCTGCTCGCCCACCACGATCGCGTCGGGGTTCGTCTCGATGATCGAGACGCGAGCCACGTCGAGGTAGGGACGGGCGGCGGAGGCCCGCCGGAAGAGGTGCCAGGCCAGGGCGCGCTGGAAGCGCGTGACCTCGACATCAATGCCGGGATAGTGCTCGAACCCCCCCCCACCAAGGGCGGGGGGGCCGAAGAGATTCAGACGGCCGTCAAACGTCCAAGCCTTCACGTCCGCCTTCCAATAGCGCAGGAAGAGGCGGAAGAGCGCCGCGTGGTCGTCGACGGAGCGCTGGAGAAGGTTGTGGCGGGCGGGGAGGGTGAGAGGGCCAGGATTGCCCAGGCACTGCTCCCAGCGCTCGTGCATCTCGTCTGCGCTCTCGGTACCGAGGAGGAGGCCGGTGTTGAACGGATCCTTGGCTACAATAGTGAGGCCAGGAGAGCTGTGAAGCAGCTCGGTGTCCAGGACCGGTCCTTCCATCTCCTCGGCGTCCGCGAGGCACTGGACGCGGAACCACCGGGAGTTGATGCAGAACGAGTTGGGGTGGAAGAAGTTCTTCCCCACGGAAGGGCGGAAACCCACCTTAGCCGACTCCTCGGCCCACAGATCGTACAGCTCGTCATCGGCGCGGAAGCCGATGTCGTCACCGTTGATGAGGGCCGGGGCGAGCCGGACGAAGCGGGAAACAATATCCGCCGCCTCCGGGGAGGAGAGCTCGTAGCCCGCGCGGCGCACGACCGCGCAAGTCAGGCAGGAGAGGTTGACTAGACACAGCACCTGGAAGGAGGCCTCGTTCCCCATCAGCTGGGCGGTGCGCTGCCGGCCCTCGGGGATTCCCGTGTTATCGGGGTACCGGAGCTCGGCGTGCATGAGGGAGTCGTGGATCACGGAGTAGATCCGGACACGGTCCTCGTCGCCAAAACTGGGGGGAGCCACGTCACAGCGGCGCCACACGGACGCGAGCGTCTCCAGGGTAGCAAAGCCACGCAGGGAGTCGGTCGCGGCCGAGTAGTCACCCGATACCCACCACCACCCAACCGAGTCGATGCCGTACTCCGACCAGAAGAGATCGGTGCGCAGCATGAGCTGGCGGATGTCGGCGGGCGTCGGGTCCGGCTTGCCGGTCAGGACAAACACCGGCTGGTCGCGAGTTCGGGCGGCCAGGGCGCGCTGGAAGGGGCGGAGGAGATAGGAGGTCACGCTAGCTCCGGCCGTGATCACCCGAACCTTGTTAGGCTCACAGATGGGCAAAACACGTACGGCGTTGCGGTCCGGATCCTCATCATAGACGTCGAGGGCCCGGCGGTAGAGCACCGCGGGGGCCGGGACGGCAAGGTGAGGCTTCAGGGCGACCGGCCGAGACCCGTCCGAGGGGTAGGCGAGCGGCGCGGAGGAGTCGAGACGGACGTCGTCCGCCCCGACCCAGCCGGCCTCGCCCTTAAACTCCAACGGAAGGTCGTTGAGCTTGCGCAGCACATCATAGCGCTTGCCCCCCTGGCCGCGGCTGGCGTCGAGCGCCGCCGTGCCGGGGAGCTCCGAGCCCCGCGCGCCTACGTCCACAGTGACCCGCCCCTCCCCGAGGACGGCGGCCACCGTCAGCCTAATGGCCAGACGGATGGCATCGTCCTCCCCGGGGGGGGGCGGGTCCTCCGTGGTGAGGACCCTGCGGTGCTTCTGGAGCGCCTCCTGGACAAAGCTGGGCGACACCGGCGCATTCGAGCGCCGTGCCGAGTACCAGTCGCACCAGAGAGGGAGCGAAGAGCCATGAAGCATCTTGAGTTTCAGGTGGCGGCGGAGTGAACCGCCGAACACCCAGGGATCGCCGCCCTCCCAGCAGGGAGGCGCGATGGCCCGGGGCGCGCGAGAGGACTTCTCGAGGTAGACCGAGAGGGGCCAAACCGAGACGTACTTCACCCGAGCGGTGAAGTCCGGCCCGGTGCCCCACCGGCTTGCCAGGAAGAACGCCTCGAGCGCGTCACGCGGGCCGACCTCGATCGAGTGGACCGTGAGACAGAGGGCTAGTCCGCGCACGAAGTGCGCGGCCTCCCCCGTACACGGCCAGTCGGCCGGGATCACCCGACCGGGCCAGCCAGAGGGCTGCCCGGCCATCTTCGCAAGCGTTGAGGTCGCTTGCTCCCGCGGAGCGGGAACGGGCCCCCGACGGGCCCGACCGGCCCCAGCCGTGGGGCTAGCCGGCGAGTCGGGGTTGGGGCCCGGGGGGGGGTTGACGGTGCACTCCTCCCCCCCGGTCCCGAGCTCCCCGGACTCGGTGAGCTCAACCAGCCAATCGAGAACGTCAAACACGTTCGGTTGCATCGGT